GATTCTACAAATACAACAATCAGGCGGCATGGCAATGGTGGTCAAAGAAGACCTAACATTGTTAGAATTTTTATTAAAGGAGCTGACGTATGAGTGAAGAATTTTCTGCGGGTGTGCGCATAGTGTTAGAACGCGCTAAATCTAACCCAGAAGAATTGATGGAAGAGTACGGCAAATGGCAGCAGCTACGCGAGGCTGTATTCGACTACAAAGAAACAGGTAGGCGTGGTGGGTGGGTACGTGGACTGCGTGATGACGAGATTGAGGCGCTGTACGAATTATTTTGTAGTTGCCACCGTAAGGTATTTGATGACTGGGTGATGCAGCAGGTGTTAGTTGAAGAAAACGTAGAGCAAGGACTAAGGGAGTCACAGGTGCCCCAACGAGTATTTACCGAGACGCAGCTTAAGAGTCGTATGAAAGGCGTATATCGGCACGGTACGTGGGATAACGTAACAAACCAAATGTCGAATACGCCGCTAGGAAATTTAGTGCACGGGTTAAATCAAGGACGTAAATGAAAATAATCGCGTTGGACTTTGAGACGTACTACGATAAAGAGTTTAGCCTTAAGAAGCTAACAACTGAGGAGTACATCCGTGATTCGCGTTTTGAAGTTATTGGAGTGGGAGTTAAGGAAGATGATGGGTCACCTGCCACATGGTTTAGTGGAACACAGACGCAGATTAAGAAGTATCTTGATTCGCTCGACCTCGGACAGCATTTGGTATTGGCTCACAACGCTATGTTTGATGCCGCTATATTGCATTGGCATTTCGGCATTAGTCCTCGGGGTTGGCTCGATACGCTTAGTATGGCTCGGGCACTACACACTATTGAGGTGGGTGGAAGCCTTGCGGCACTGGCTGAGTACTACGAACTCGGAGCAAAAGGAACCGAAGTCATCAAAGCCGAAGGCAAGCGTCGTACGGATTTCACCGCCGAAGAACTAGCTGCGTATGGTGAGTACTGTAAGAACGACTGCGACCTGACGCTAGAGCTGTTCCGTATTCTTAGCCAAGACTACGCGAAGGAAGAGCTGAAGCTAATCGACCTGACCATCCGTATGTTCTCGGAGCCGGTGTTGCAGCTTGATCAGGCGGTGTTGAAAGAACACTTAGAAGATGTAATGCGAACCAAAGCCGTACTTATGGCGGCTACCGAGTTGGACAAAGAAATGCTTATGAGCAACCCTAGATTGGCTGAGGTGCTACGTGGGTATGGGGTAGAACCGCCAATGAAGACAAGCCCAACGACAGGCAAAGAAACGTATGCGTTCTCCAAGACCGACGAAGATTTCAAAGCACTACTCGAACACGAGAACCCAACCATACAGGCTGTTGTAGCTGCTAGGCTAGGCGTTAAGTCTACGCTGGAGGAGACACGCACCCAACGCTTCATCGAGATCGCAGGACGAGGCACGTTGCCCATACCCCTACGCTACTACGCAGCCCACACCGGACGGTGGGGCGGGGATGACAAGGTGAACATGCAGAACCTGCCGCGTAGCTCTAACTTAAAAGACGCAATCATTGCCCCCAAGGGCTACATGATGATTGACTCGGATTCCTCGCAGATCGAAGCGCGGACGCTGGCGTGGCTGGCGGGGCAGGATGACTTGGTCGAAGCATTCGAGCGTGGTGAGGACGTGTACAAGAAGATGGCCTCGGCTATCTATATGAAGCCCGAAGCGGACATTACTAAAGATGAAAGATTTGTCGGGAAGACAACGATCCTCGGGGCTGGCTACGGCATGGGGGCGGCGAAGTTCCAGAACCAGCTAAAGGTGTTCGGTGTATCAATCGACATAGAAGAATGTAAACGCATCATCAACGTGTACCGCGAGACCTACCCGCGCATACCGGCGCTGTGGCGTGAGGCGGGGAAGGCGCTGGAGACTATGATAGTTCTCCAGTCGGGAACCCTCGGACGCTTGGGCATCATCGAGGTGCAAGGCAATCGGGGTTTGCGTTTACCAAACGGCATGTATATCAAGTACCCCAACCTGAGACTGATCACTAATAGTGACGGTAAGGCAGAGATGGTGTACGATACAAAGAGGGGCAGAGCAACTATAGCAAACAGGATATACGGCGGGAAGGTCGTAGAGAACGTCTGCCAAGCCCTAGCAAGGATCATCATTGGCAAGCAGATGCTTATGATCGCTAAGAAATACAAGGTGGTGATGACGGTGCATGATGCCGTGGCTTGCATTGTGCCGGAAGATGAAGTCGAGACCGCACAGGAGTTCGTGGAGTTGTGTATGCGCCTACGGCCTGACTGGGCACCTGAGTTACCACTTAACTGCGAAGCTGGACATGGAAGGAGCTATGGAGAATGTTAGAACCACTCAAAATTAACAAAATGTGGGAGGCCATCAACGATTGGTGGGCTAGGTCAATGATTGCGATACTGCTCTTTCTAATCGGGTGGGTAATCGGCAACGTGCAAACCGAAGGGCGTATAGCGTCAGACTGCAAGTTCGCTAATGCGTTTCGCGTAGACATCCAAGCGTTTAGCTGTCAGAGGAAACTATGATTCCAGCTTGGTCATACAGCAGCATCAAGACGTTCGATCAGTGCCCGAAGAAGTACTTTCACCTGCGTATCAAAAAGGACTACAAAGATGAGGACTCGACTGCAACGATCTACGGCAAGGAGCTTCACAAAGCGGCGGAGGACTTTATTGCTTCCGATACGCCTGTCCCAGCTAGGTTCGCTTATATACAACCTACCCTTGAGGCGCTTAAGAAGATTGACGGTGAGAGGTGCTGTGAGATAAAGCTGGGCGTTGCTAAGCGTGATGGCAAGTTCGTACCGTGCGATTTCTTCGCGAAGGATGTCTGGTGGCGAGGGATTGCCGACTTACTGATCATCAACAAGGAAAAGCGCACAGCGTATCTGGTGGACTACAAGACCAGCAAGAACGCCAAGTACGCCGACACCAAGCAGCTAGACCTACTGGCAGGTGCGGTGTTCGTGCACTACCCCGAGATCGTAGAGATTAAATCAGCTTTGTTGTTTGTAGTTAGCAACGAGCTTGTAAGAAAGAAGCACGAGTACATAATGAAATCGTCTTACCTAAACAGCATGGAGCCTGAGCTTATCCGGCTGGAAGCGGCGATAAAGAACGATGTCTGGAACCCAGTGTCGGGGCCGCTATGTAGGTTCTGTCCCGTTACTGAGTGTGCACACAACAGGGGGAAGTGATGACTCTAAACGAAGCTAAAGACTTAATTAACCTCATAGTCGAAGAAAACCCCGGCTTGTGCGATCACGGACTACGAACAATCAGTCCAGAGCAACAGAGCACCCCCATAAACCCAAAAGAATTTATGACGGTGGTTGAGTGGTTACTTGGCTATGACGCATTTGACCGCAGGAAAACAATCAATACCAGCATGGGGAGTTATGGTTGGAAGCACAGGGTGGAGCGCGATATGGGTTCGTACGTAAGCAACGGTGCTTTCATCTGCGCTGCACTTTACCTGAACTACAAAATGAAACCCATCCCCAACTCACCCAACGCATACTTTAACTTACGGAAGGAGTCGAGCTATGCCATACGTTAATAAGCCTCGCCCGTACAAGAAAGAGTACGAGCAGTATCAAGGTACACCTGAGCAGATCAAGAAACGCGCTGAGCGCAACGCTGCGCGACGCAAGCTAGAGAAGGATGGCAAGGTGCACAAAGGTGATGGTAAAGATGTAGCCCACACCAAAGCGCTATCCAAAGGTGGTAGCAACGCAACGGGCTTGAAGGTCGAGAGCGCCGGAGCTAACAGGTCATTCCTACGTGGCTCTGACCGTAGCCTGAAGTCTGAAGTCAGTAAGCGCGAACGCAAGAAGTGAAGCTTAGACATCTCAACCCGCCGGACGGAAAGCCCAAAGACATAGAAGTTGATATGCCCGTGGAAGATGCGCGGGTAGTCTGGCTAACAATGTTAGGTTCAGATTGGGTAGATGAAGCTGTGCTTATGGACGAACCGTTTGGTTCTAATCTTGATGTAGCGGCTATGGTCTTAGACATGGAAGCTTTAATCGAACATGACCGCCTCAACTACAAAATAAGACTCAGATGCAAATCGTAGACAACAAAGTCATCGTCATTAGGACAAGACGCCCTCACTTAGTCACGGAGAAGATTAAGAAGAGCAAGGTCATCGGTAGGTTGCCTGATGGGTTCCATGATGTCGCCGTTCACTTCGGATTGGACGAAGTGCAAGAGCTGGCTAAACTAAAAATTAAAGACGTGCCTTCTACAATAGACAGAGACTACGACTGGCCCGGACAGTTCACGCCATTCGCACACCAGAAGCAGACCGCTTCGTTCCTGACGCTGCGCAAGAAAGCGTTTTGTTTCAACGAGCAGGGCACGGGTAAGACCGCTGCGGTTATCTGGGCAGCAGACTACTTGATGAAGTTAGGTAAGGTACGACGGGCGCTTATCATCTGTCCGCTCTCCATCATGAAGTCTGCATGGCAGCAAGACCTGTTCCGCTTCGCTGTACACAGAAGCTGCGACATCGCTTACGGTAAACGTGAGCAGCGCAAGGCGGTTATCAACGGCGACGCTGAGTTTGTCATCATTAACTTTGACGGGTTAGAAATAGTTAAGGACGAGGTAATTAACGGCGAGTTTGATCTGATCGTCGTAGACGAAGCGTCAGCCTACAAGAATATGCAGACTGCGCGGTGGAAAACCTTGAAGGCTATTATGAACCTCGACAAGTGGCTGTGGATGCTTACTGGTACGCCAGCAGCACAAGCACCGACTGATGCGTACGGCCTAGCTCGTCTAGTGAATCCTGAAGGGATACCAACATTCTTCGGTCAGTTCCGTGACAAGGTCATGGAGAAGGTTGGGCAGTTTCGCTGGGTACCACGTCAAAATGCAGAAGTTGTAGTGCATAACGCCTTACAGCCAGCGATCCGGTTTGAGAAAGCGCAATGCCTTGACCTGCCGGAGGTTACTTATCTTGAGCGCGATGCCCCGCTTACCTCACAGCAAGCTAAGTATTACCAGTTACTCAAGCAACAGATGATCATCCATGCTGGCGGCGAAGAGGTCTCGTCAGTCAACGCTGCGGTCAACCTGAACAAGCTGCTACAGATTTCAGGCGGCGCGGTCTACTCTGATACCCGCGAGGTTGTTGAGTTTGATGTCAGCAACCGACTGCAAGCTGTGCAAGAGGTTATAGAAGAGGCAAGCCACAAGGTGCTGGTGTTCGTGCCTTTCACGCATACAATAGAGTTGCTCAAAGCGCATTTGGAGAAGTCCAAGATTACGTGCGACGTTATTAGCGGTCAGGTAACAGTCAATAGACGTAATGACATCATCCAGCGGTTCCAGAGCGAGAAAGACCCACGAGTGCTTATCATCCAGCCTCAAGCAGCGTCACACGGTCTCACCCTCACCGCAGCAGACACAATAATTTGGTACGCGCCTGTTACCAGCGTGGAAACTTACTTGCAAGCAAATGCACGGATCGACAGACCCGGACAGAAAAACGCTATGACTATTGTGCATATCAAAGGCAGTGAAGTCGAGACTCGGCTTTACAGAATGCTACGTACCAATATTGCAAACCACACAAAAATAATTGACTTGTACAAACAAGAATTAAACGGACAAGCTTGACATTGTCTAAAACTGGTGTATAGTAGGTTGACCATCTAACTTAGGAGAGAAAGATGAAATACTTAATCGCTATATGGGCACTTGCCGCAGCTGGGGCTGTCTACGCTGGCTGCTCTTCACATAGCTATCAATATAACGGTCGGTTTGTGTACTGCACTACTTGCTGCGACGCTTACGGCAACAACTGCAACACGTTCTGTAACTAATAGAAGTAGCCCAGCCGGAGGTGGCGCTAATAACCCCGGCAGTAGGGGCCGAAGGTCCTTTTCGACGGTTTCCTATACTTCGGTGACCCTACACTTTCATAGGAGAGAGTATGGACGTGCAGGACTTTCCAGCCGACAAGCTGGCAGATATATACATAAAAATACGCGATAAGCGTGATGAACTGAAACGCAACTTCGAAGAAGAGTATGCAAAGCTGGGGACGCAGTTAGATGTCCTTTCCGGTGAGATGCTCGAATTGTGCAAGGAAAACAATGCGGACAGCATTAAAACTCCTGCGGGCACAATCATGCGACGGGTTGAAACTAGGTTCTGGACAAATGACTGGGATTCGTTTTACAGCTTTGTCGAAGACGAGGAAGCGTTTGGCTTGTTTGAGAAGCGCATTCATCAAGGTAACATGAAGCAGTTTTTAGAAGAAAACCCCGACAAGATGCCCAAGGGTTTGATGTCGGATAGCAAATACAAAATCACTGTAAGGAGAAGCAAATGAGCAACGAAGTCTCTATCTTCAAAAACGCTGACGTAGCACTTGCTAAGAAAGCGCCATCGGCACTGACCCAGTCTCTGATGAAGAAAACGTCGCGTCTGAAGCGCATCGTCGCCAAGAACGGCATTCTGCGTCGCCAAGCTAACGGCGAAGAAGTAGGTAAGCTGAAAGCACCTTTGCGTGTAGTCGTCGTCAACGTAGCACCTGACATCTCGCGCACCTTCTACGCCAAGACCTACGACCCTAACGCTGAAGCTACTGCGCCTGACTGCTGGTCGCCAGATGGTCGTGTACCTGATGCAAGCGTCAAGAGCCCACAAGGTAAGAGCTGTGAGACCTGCCCAAAGAACATCGCTGGTTCGGGTCAAGGTAATACTAAGGCTTGCCGCTACGGTCGCCGCATCGCGCTAGTGCTGCCGGATGATATGGATACCAACGTGGCTGGTGACGTGTATCAGATGCAGTTGTCAGCTAAGTCGATCTTCGGCAAAGGCAGCGGTCACACTTTCCCGTTCAACGCATACATGGACTACGTGTTTGCTAACGGCAGCGACTTGGAGTCTCTCATCACCGAGATCAGCTTCAACGAGGACAACGACAATCAGACGGTGCTGTTTAAAGCCGTGGACTTCGTCGGTAAAGACCCGCAGTTGGAAGCCGTTGTTGCGGAGGCCATGCAGTCTGTCGAGGCTAAGAAAGCTGTCGAGATGACGGTGTACCAAGTGGACACCCAAGACAAAGATAGCAACGAGGCGTTCGAGACTGTAGCTAAGAAAGACGAAGAAGCCCCGGTAGCTGAGCCAACCAAACGCGCAGGTAAGAAGCAGCAGGAAGTATCTGACGCACCTAAGAAAAGCCTAGCCGATGTCGTTAACGACTGGAGCAGCGAAGACTAAGGAGCAGTAATGAGCTACGGATACAGTCAACAACTTGCCGAGCGCAACCGAACAGCGAACGGTAAGTTACTTGGCGTAGCACTTGGACGTGTGTGCATACGTTACGACATCCCGGTAACAACTGTGGCAAAGACTCTGAAGGTAACGAGAGCTACGGTATATAACTGGTTTGCCGGTACGCATGCACCGCACATCAAGTACTCCGACAAGATCAAAGAGCTGATCGAAAAGTATCGCGGTTAAGCAGGTGCAGCGCGACTTCGGGGGGTCTCGTACCCCCCTTTTTTACCCATAAATAATTAGACATGGCTACATTCGACCTACTAGATGCCGTGCTTCCCGAGGAGGGGTGGTTCTGCGTCATCGGTATTA